TATTAATCTTCGTATTGACACGGCTATTGAAAAGTTAACAGATTTATCTACCTCTATAAAGTCTATGTTGGCCGTACACGAAGAAAAACTAGAACAATCAGAAAAGGTTGATGAGGTTATCTTCAATAAAATAAGAGAAAGAGCTGACGAGATAGAGAGAGTCAACCGTGAGTTAACAGACCATATAAACCTTACAGAGAAAAGGTTACTTAACGAGATCAAATCACTAAGGAATGATATAGGAGACCGTGTAGGAACGCTGGAGAAATACAAGTATATAATACTTGGTGGTTTCATAGCGGTAGGTTGGATACTGTCTAAAAACTTAATGCCATTATTACATATGTTGAATGGCTCCTAACATTGACTTTTTGTAGCATATATAGTATATTACTATTATTGCTATGTCGAGTTACATTGATCTAAAATTCATTAATGATTTATCAGGTAGATTAAGCCAGTTTAAAAAGAAAACTGACTATCTATTTAACTTTAGATGTCCACATTGTGGTGATTCTCAAAAGTCTAAAACAAAAGCAAGAGCATATCTTTACAGAGTAAAAAATGATATGTTTTTTAAATGCCATAATTGTGGCCAAGGACAAAATTTAGCAAACTTTATAAAGTTTGTAGACCCAAAATTATACGAATCATATCTTTTAGAAAGATATAAAAAATCGGCACCTGCGACACCGAAACCAGAGTTTGATTTTAAACCAACGAAGTTTAAAGATCAAACACCAATAGATGATCTAAAGTCCATAAAAGACTTACCTGAGGATCATCCTGCTAGATTATATTGTGACAATAGAAAAATACCTGAAAAGTGTTTTGACAAATTATTTTTGAGTGATAAGTTTATGACTTTAGTAAATGAAGTAAAACCTAATACTTACAAAGTTATTAAAGATCATCCTAGATTAATTATACCTTTTTATGATACAACTGGTAAAGTATTTGCTTTTCAAGGTCGTGCTTTTGGTAAAGAACAACCTAAATATCTGACCATTAAGTTAGATGAAAATAAACAAAAGGTATACGGACTTGATAAAGTTAATTTTCAACAACCTATCTACATCACGGAAGGCCCGATTGATAGTCTATTTATTGATAACTGTTTGGCTGCTGGTGGAGCTGATCTTTTTTTAAAAAATAAAATTCCTAACGATCAGATTACATATATATTTGATAACGAACCTCGTAATAAAGAGATAGTTAAAAGAATGTATAAAGTGATAGAACAAAATTTTAATGTTGTAATTTGGCCTGAAGACTTACAACTAAAAGATGTAAATGATATTATACTATCAGGCTTGACAAAATTACAATTACAAGATATTATAAGTAATAACACTTATTCAAAGTTATCTGCTTTGACAAAATTAAATTACTGGAAGAAAACAAAGGAGGTATAATGGCGCCAGCTGAAGCAATTATTAATGTGGTAAAAAGAGGCTCTCGTGGTAATGAGGTTCTTAATATTGAAAAAATCCACGATATGGTGGAATATGCCGTAGAAGATATTAAAGGTGTGTCATCATCTCAAATAGAGATGAATAGTGGTCTACAATTTTACAACGGTATGTCCACAGATAGTATTCAACAAATACTAATTAAGTCAGCTGCTGATTTAATATCATTAGAAAATCCAAATTATCAATACGTGGCTGCTAGACTTCTTCTTTATAGTTTAAGAAAACAAGTTATTGATAAACTATGGGATCACCCACACATTTACGAACACGTACAAAAGGCCGTAGATAAAAAAGTATATGATGAAAATATTTTAAAGTGGTATGATAAGAGAGACTTTGATAGAATGGAAAATTGGATAAACCACGAAAGAGATTATACATTTACCTACGCTGGTTTACGACAAGTAATTGATAAGTATTTGGTACAAGACAGATCAAACGGTGAAATATTTGAAACACCTCAGTTTATGTATATGATGATCGCTGCTACTGTCTTTGCTCAGTACCCTAAAAACAAAAGGATGAGTTATGTTAAAAAATATTATGAAGCTATATCAACTTTTAAAATTAATATTCCAACGCCTGTTATGGCTGGTGTCCGTACCCCTATTAGGCAGTATGCTAGTTGTGTCCTTGTTGATGTTGATGATACTTTACCTAGTATCTTTAGTAGTGATATGGCTATTGGACGTTATGTTGCCCAAAGGGCTGGTATCGGAATTAATGCCGGAAGAATCAGAGGTATCAACTCACGTATTAGAGGCGGTGAGGTACAACATACGGGTGTTATACCTTTTCTCAAAAAATTTGAAGCTACTGTTAAGTGTTGTACTCAAAACGGAGTCAGAGGCGGATCAGCAACAGTACACTTCCCAATTTGGCACCAAGAAATAGAAGACATTATTGTTCTTAAAAACAACAAAGGTAGTGAAGATAACAGAGTTAGAAAATTAGATTACTCTATACAAATATCAAAACTATTTTACGAAAGATTTATTAACGAAGAAGACATAACTTTGTTTTCACCACACGAAGTACCTGAATTGTATGAGAAGTGGGGTACACCAGAGTTTGATGAACTTTATTTAAAGGCAGAAAGAAAACTATCAGTATCTAAAAAGAAAATATCAGCACCAAATCTTTTTATGAATATGTTAAAAGAGAGAGCAGAAACAGGTCGTATCTATATTATGAATATTGATCATTGTAATACTCACTCTAGTTTTAAAGATTTAATTAGAATGTCAAACTTATGCCAAGAAATAACTTTACCTACTGATCCATTACAACACATTGATGGCGAAGGAGAGGTTGCTTTATGTATTTTATCTGCTATCAATGTAGGTACAATTGACAAAAGAGATGAGTTAGAAAATTTATGTGATTTAGCAGTTAGAAGTTTAGATGAGATTATAGATCATCAAAAATATCCTGTAAAGGCTGCTGAAGTATCTACAAAAGCAAGAAGAAGTTTAGGCATAGGTTATATTGGCCTTGCTCACTATCTTGCTAAAAAAGGATATTCTTATGAACAAAAATTAGGTTGGCGACAAGTTGATAAACTAACAGAAGCTTTCCAATATTATCTATTAAAGGCTAGTAATGAAGTTGCTAAAGAAAAAGGCAAATGTGAATACTTTGATAGAACAAAATATTCCGATGGTATCTTACCGATAGACACTTACAAGAAAGAGGTAGACGAGGTTGTAACCAGAAATCTAACTTATGATTGGGAGTGGTTAAGGAAAGAAATAAAAGAGTCGGGCCTCCGACATAGCACACTCTCGGCTCAAATGCCATCTGAATCCTCTAGTGTGGTTTCTAATGCTACAAACGGCATAGAACCACCTAGAGATTATCTCAGCGTCAAAAAGTCTAAAAAAGGTCCATTAAAACAAGTGGTACCTGAGTATAAGAAATTAAAAAATAATTATACTTTATTATGGGATATGAAGAACAACGAAGGATATATAAATATCGTTAGTGTAATGCAAAAGTATTTTGACCAGGCAATATCCGGTAACTGGTCATATAATCCTGAACATTTTGAAGATGGTCAAGTACCTATATCCGTTATGGCACAGGACTTATTGACGACTTATAAATTAGGTTGGAAGACATCTTATTATCAAAACACTTATGATAGTAAAAAAGATGAAGACGAACCACAACATAGTATTGATTACGATACTCCTGTTGAAGATAAAAAAGAACAAGTAGAGGACGAGGCTTGCGAGTCTTGTACAATTTAAATGAACTTTGTTGCTAATACACCCTACATTAAATGCTGGGTAAGAAAAGAGTACCTACACGATTTAGAAAAAGGTCAAGGTGAACTAGTTGAGGCAGTAATGGTCGCTGTAAAATCTGTTCAAGGTCGTGCTTTAATGTTTGAGGCATATCTACCAGAATATGGTGCTTGTTTTGATAAGTTTCCATTATCTGCTTTTGTATGGAAAAAAGATTTTAAAGAAGAAGAACTATTACCATTAAGTACAATTGAATTGTGGGATAGTTTTAGTAATAATATTCAGTTATGGTCTAAAAGATTATTAAAAAATTGTGATGTACAAATTATGTTAAAAGGTGGTGAAAGAGCTAGAGGTGAATATTTGTTTACAATAGATAGTTGTCACGGTGATGTAAATATGATAGACGCTGGTGTTAGTGAAGTGCCGTCTGAACACAAACAACACAACTTTGGTAAGCTAGAAAATGGACAATTCTTTGCTCAACCTAATAATAGAATGTTATGGTTTGAACAAAGTTTAACACCACACGAATTGAAAAAACCAGACTTTCAAGTTTCAAGTAGAAACTTCTTTTGTGAACAAGAGGACAAATGGGCTTTTGGTGATAGTAATGATTACTTTTATGAAGATAAAGAGAGAAACGTAAAAGAAAAGGACGAATACAAGTAATGGCAAAAACAGTTTTAAATAAAGATAAAAATTTAGACGCAACAAAACAACCTATGTTTTTTGGTGATGATTTACAAATACAAAGATATGATACTATGAAGTATCCTGTATTTGATAAACTAACTCAACAACAGTTAGGTTATTTTTGGAGACCTGAAGAAGTGTCTTTACAAAAAGACAGAAACGACTACCTAGAATTAAGAGAAGAACAAAAATTTATATTTACATCTAACTTAAAGTATCAAACTATGTTAGATAGTGTACAAGGTAGAGGCCCTTGTTTAGCATTTTTACCTTTTGTATCTTTACCAGAATTAGAGGGTGCTATTATTACTTGGGACTTTATGGAAACAATTCATAGTAGAAGTTATACATACATTATTAAAAACTTATACTCACAACCAGGTGAAGTATTTGATACTATTATACAAGATGAAAAGATTGAAAAAAGAGCAGAAAGTGTTACAAAGACCTATGATGATTTAATTAAAATGGGTTATCAATGGACAATAGATAAGTCTAAAGTTGATATGTATGAACTTAAAAAGAAATTATATTTAGCTATGGTATCAGTAAACATACTAGAGGGTTTAAGATTTTATGTTTCATTTGCTTGTTCGTTTGCCTTTGGCGAATTAAAGAAACTAGAGGGTTCAGCAAAGATTATATCTTTTATTGCTAGAGATGAAAGCCAACATTTAGCAATGTCTCAAAGAATAATTAATAATTGGAAAGACTACGAAAAAGATAGTGACTTCACAAAGATTATAAAAGAAACAGAAAAAGAAGTTTATAAAATGTATGATGACGCTGTTCAGGAAGAGAAACGTTGGGCAACTTACTTGTTTAGTAAAGGTTCAATGATAGGTTTATCAGAAAAATTATTACATCAATTTGTAGAATATACTGCCAATAGAAGAATGAAAGGTATACAACTAACACCTGCTTATGATCAAAAAACAAATCCATTACCTTGGACAGATCATTGGTTGAATAGTAGGTCAACACAAAATGCTCCACAAGAAACAGAAATAGAATCATATGTTATTGGTGGAATAAAACAAGATGTAAAGAAAGATCAATTTAAAACTTTTAAACTATAATGGCAAACAAAGTAGAAAAAACCTGTTCCTCTTGCGAAACTAAATATACCATAATATGGGATGTTGAAGAACAAGACTTACAACCGTTTACTTGTCCCTTTTGTGGATATGAAGTAGATAATGAGGAAGATGATGTCCAGTGGATTAACAAAGACGAAGACGATAGTTGGAATTGATTATAGTTTAAACAGTCCTGCCGTTTGTATATCAACAAATGGTGGCACAGCGTTTAGTGATTGTTATTTTTACTATCTAACAAGTAAAAAGAAATATATTGGTAAGATGTTAGAGAATGTTATTGGTTATGAACATAAAGAATATAAAAGTCCTATTGAAAGATTTTCAAACTTATCTAGTTGGGTATTACATATACTTGACACACTTCATAAAAAACAAAAAAACAAACATATATTCATTGAGGGATATTCCTATGGTTCAAAAGGCCAGGCAGTATTTCAAATCGCTGAGAACGGTGGTATTCTTAAATATAGATTACAAAATAAATTTACTTGTAAAACAGTTGTACCTAGCGTTGTCAAAAAACTGGCAACAGGCAAAGGTAATGCTGACAAACAAAAGATGTATGAGACATTTACAAGAACACAAGGCGTTGATTTAATGAAAGCACTTGATCAACAAACACTTAACAACCCTATCACCGATATTGTTGATAGTTATTATATAATGAGGGCAGGTTTTGAAAATAGCATTAGTAACAACATTTAACAAACGACTATACGATTATTATGCTCATAATTTTATTGAGTCATATAATTGGCCATTTGATCTATATGTTTACCACGAGGGTTGGCATCCAGCAAAAGAGGGTATCTTCTTTAGAGACATACACAAATACAATCCAGAATTACAAGAGTTTATTGATAGAAACTCACCAAAAAATGTAGATAGTCAATATGAAAAACATAAAGAAACTACAACAGACTATAAGATGGACGCCATACGATTTGCCTATAAGATTTTTGCTAAGACACACTTAATGCTTGATTGTGATTATGACTATGTGTTTTGGGCTGACGCTGATATTATATTTAAGAAAACTATAACAGAGAAAGAGGTAATCAGAAAGCTTTTACCAGAGGGTTGTGCTGTATCGTTTATAGATAGACCAAGTTATTATAGTGAATGTGGTTTTGTAGGTTATAATTTAAAGGAACCTATTACAAAAAGTTTTATATATAATTTAAGAAGGTATTATACAAAAGATTTGTTATTCAAA